TACTTGACCATTAAAAAATCTAAACTCTCCTCCCTCATAGTCTTGATTTAAATTTAATGTGCATGAAGCTCTTACTGTACCATCAAAATCTAAATGATCTTTAATAAAATCTCCTTTTTCATATTTTAAAATACGTATGTTGCTCGATTTAGATATAGTTGATGAATCAAATGTAGGACAAATATTATTTTTAATATATAACTCATAATTGGTTATCATTATACTTATATATTTTTTAGCTAATTCTAATGGTTCTTTGAATTTATCATCTTCCATAAAAAGGTTGGTTAAATTAATACATTTATAATTATCGTATTCTTTCTTTTTAGTCTTATATTTATAACTTATTTCTTTTTTAATATGTTGAGAATTATTTTTATAAAAATCAATAAAATATTGACATGCATCTTTTGGCATCAACTTATCTATATGAAATTTAAGATCAGTTATTTTATGGTCAAAAGACATTATCTTAACATCATCCAAGATGTTAAGATATATTTCTCACCTGTTAAGGGAGGATTACCCCTGTGTAAGTATGGAAAACTTGAAGGCCAAATTACTATTCTACCTTTTACAGGTTTTATTCTTTTTGAAAAATGTAAAAATTCTGTTTCTCCTCCTTCTTCTACATCATTTAAATATACGCTAAAAACAAGAGCTCGTGGTTCATTATTAAAACCTTTTTGATGTTCAATATGCCAAACATGGTAACCTTCTGTGGGTAAAGTTTTTTGAATTTTTAAACTAGTGTAATGTAGTTTATTATCAAAAGCTTCTTTAGCTCCAGTGTTTTTAAGATAATGTTGCAAAGCCATATCAAAATTTAACATCATAGGTTCTAATTCTTCCCACCAAATATTTAGATTGCTTGATCCAGCAAAAAATTGTTGGTCTTGTTTATCTAAAATAGATGCACTTTCGGACCCTATTCTATTTACTGTGTTATTAAATTTATTTTGATCTTCATATAATTTAACAACTCTATCGCACTCTTGTGGAAGTATGTAGTTATCATATGTCCCAATAAAGTTATCAATATTAACTGTTCTATCTTTCATTTTTCTCTTTTAATTTTTTTTTAAAATTAAATTCATTAGCTTGTTGTATATTAAAAATTAAACTATATCTATTATTCTGCTCTTGAGATTTATCAAAACCATGAACTACTTCAGGTGGAAATATATAATAGTCTCCGGGTTCAGGAGTTATTTTTATATTTAATTCTGGTAAATATAAATCACAGCCTTTTGTTAAATATAAAATCCCATGCCAACAAGGATGTGTATGATAATTTAAACTATCGTTTGGTTTTATTTCATTTCCCCAAGCATTAGTAACTTCATATCTTTCTAAAAAATATTGAAAAAGTTTTGGATGAGTTGTTTGATGTTTGTTTATTAAAAAAGTAAAAAAATTTTTAAAATTATCTTTATCTAGAAAATGATACCAATTAGTCATTCCACCTTTTACGTTAGTATGATTTTGCATATTTGAATCTAAATTATTTTTTATATCTAGAATAAAATTATGAACTATTTCAGGGTAAGGGTAATTTCCAAATATTAAACTTACAGTCCTAGGGTAGGTAATAGTTAAACTACTTTTATTTTCATTTAATTTATTATTTTTATCTATAAAATTAATCATTATTTTTCTTTGTATTGAGCTATAATTGAAAATCTTTTATTTTTATTATCGTCACTCCAGATTAATGGGCTGTGATAAACTGAAGACTCCCAAAAAACTGCTCTGTTTTCTTTAAAACCAATATGTGTATTTAATTCATGTACATTATTATTTTTTACATAAAAACCTGTTCCTCTGTGAAGACTTTCATCTCCTTTTATATAAATTATTATTTGATGAGAAGTTTTTTCTCCTTTATCACAATGAACCATAGGAGTAGTCCTTGTTACCATTGTATATGCGCTGTAGTTTTCTTTAAATTTTTTATTATATAATTTTTCACACTTTTCTCTTATATAATTAGATATATCTTTTTCAACGGTAGCCCCATAAAATAAATGTTCTGGATTACTATTTTGTTTCTTTATTAAATTACCATCTGTATTATGATAACCATAATTACCTGAGTACACATAAAAAGAAATTTTATCATAAATTAATTTATACATTTCTTTATCTAAAAAGTTATCTTTAATGTGAATGTCAAATCCTTCTTCCATAATTTATCCTACTATTATATTGCAACATATTCTTTGCCAATTATATGTTTCTGACGCAGGAGATTCTCCTTTGTGATATTCATTTGAATCAAACACTATCGCGTTGCCTGGTTTAAATTTAAATTCTTCACCATCAATATAAAAAGAACCTCTCCAATCTGGTTGCCAAATTGGAGTCATAAATAATAAAATTGATTTTAATTTTGGATCTTTTTCATCGTCTCGATGTAACCAGTGTTGAGTTTTCTTACCATGATAAGTACAGTTAAACCACATTCTTTCTACGGTCGTAGGTATACCTATATTTTTACTTTCTAATATTTTTGCTATTCTATATACTATAGTTTGTCCCCAAATATAAAAAGGATAATGTGTAATTGAATCATTATATTCTTTAACTATTAAAACAGGTGAAGACATAAAACCTCTATCGGGTTCTGACAAACCATTCATTTTCCATGTCGGACTACTTATAATTTGATTATACATAAAAAATAATTCTTTTTCAGAAACAATATTACTTACTAAATTAGTCTTCATTTTATATCTCTAACACCATATTTAAACAGAACCTATTTGGATTTATTTTGGGAGCTATACCTCTGTGATACAGTTTACTAGGGAAGACAATAGCCTCTGATGCAATTGATTTATAAAAATCTATTTTATCATTGATCTTAAATTCAGTGCCACCATCATTATTGTGTAAATTATATATTATAGAAAAAGCGTTGTCATCTGGGTTATCCATATGAAATTTTGTAAGACTCCCTGGATGATACCAATTCCAGTATATTCTAGTAATTTTTTTAAATTTCATAAATGATTTACTATTAACCATATCAAAAATAAATTGAGCATAAGTATTTAAAATATCATTTTTTTGATATTCTTGAGTTTCTGTATAAGTTACTACTAAAAAACCATAATCTTTTTGATCTGTATCAATAAAGGTATTTTTATCAAATCCAAAACACCAATTTTTTGTAGCATATAAGTTGTTTATAACCCTATTATTGGTGCCAATAGGAATACCTGTATTAATCTTTGTTATCATATCTATTTTTTCTATCTTTCATTTTCTGTAAAACTAATATATAACACAATTATGGCTCTAAAAAAAGTAGATTTTGCACCTGGTTTTAATAAACAAAGCGTACCCTCTGCTCTTCCTGGACAGTGGGTAGATGGCGATTTTGTACGTTTTAGATACACAGCACCCGAAAAAATAGGTGGTTGGGAACAACTAACTGTTGCATCTAAGACTTTACCGGGCGCTGCTAGAGCGCAATTAGCTTGGACTTCTTTAGCGGGAGAACGTTATGCTGCTATAGGAACCTCTCAAGGTTTATTTTTATATTACGGTAATGATTTTTTTGATATTACTCCTTTAGATACAGCTATTACAGGATGCACATTAACAACAGTTAATGGTTCAAACACTGTAACTGTAAATAAAGGATCTCATGGTTTAGCTAAAGGAAGATATGTAACCCTTTCAGCTGTTACAGTAACAGCTGCTTCAGATTATACACCAACTGAATTACAACAAGTTTATGAAATATTAACTGTTCCAGATGTAGACAAGTTTACAGTTCAAGCTTCAAGAGCAGAAGGAGGAACAGGTATGACTGCAGCGGGTGCTGCAACTGTTAATCCTTACGTTGAAGTAGGACCAACGTTTCAAACTGCAGGTTATGGTTGGGGTACTGATTTATGGGGATCTAGCACATGGGGAACTGAAAGTGCAACTAGTGATGTGATTCTGGATCCAGGAAATTGGAGTCTTGATAATTTTGGTCAAGTATTAGTTGCAACTATATTTGATGGTAGAACTTTTACGTGGAACGCTGGAGCATCTGGAGCTCGGGGTATTCGAGCATCACAATCTACATCTGGTTTTGCGACAACTGGTAACCCTACAGCGTCTAGATTTACTTTAGTCTCTGACAGAGATAGACATTTATTTCATTTTGGAACAGAAACAACTATTGGTGATCCTACTACACAAGACCCTATGTTTGTGAGATTTTCAAACCAAGAAGATTTAAATACTTATGCACCAACAGCAACTAATACTGCAGGAACTTTTAGATTAGATACTGGTAATGAAATTAGAGCCGCTCTTCAAGGTAAGGATTATGTTTTTGTAATAACGGATCTGGCTGCTTATGTAATTCAATTTGTTGGTCCACCTTTTACTTTTAGTGTTAGACAAGTTGGTACTAACTGTGGATGCATAGGACAACATGCAGCTTCTTACGTTAATGGCGCTGTTTATTGGATGTCTAATGAAGGTGGATTTTTTATGTACGATGGTACTGTCAAAGCCCTACCTTGTTTAGTGGAAGACTTTGTGTTTACAGTTCAGAATGGAAACCTAGGTCTTAATTTTAATTCATCCGATGTTATTTATTCTTCATCTAATTCTTTATATACAGAAGTAAATTGGTTTTATCCAAAAGATGGATCGGATCAAATAGATAGATGTGTGACTTATAATTATCAAGAAAATGTTTGGACTACTTCATCATTAGCTAGAACTACGTATCAAGATCAAGGAGTCTTTATCAAACCTTATGCAACGGACTATCAAGCAACTACTACTCCAGTATTCCCAGATATATTAGGTATTACTAATCTATACGGAGCATCAATATACTACGTTCACGAAACAGGAAACGATCAAGTCAATAGTTCAGGTAGAACTTCCATTAATGCTTTTATAAGATCTGGAGATTTTGATATTGATGACGGAGAACTATTTATGTCAATGAGAAGATTTATGCCTGATTATAAATTTTTAGTAGGTAATTCTAAAGTAACATTATTTATATCGGATTATCCCTCTGATATTCAGACAGGCTCACCTTTAGGTCCCTTTACAATAACAGCCACTACAGATAAAGTAGATACTAGAGCGAGAGGAAGACTACTATCTTTAAAAATAGAAAATGATGCTGCAGGAGAAACTTGGCGTTATGGTAGTTTTAGAATGGACGCTCAACCAGACGGAAGGAGATAACATGCCACTTACTAAAAAAGGTAAAAAAATAATGAAATCTATGAAAGATAGATATGGTAAGAAAAAAGGTAAAACTGTATTCTATGCTTCAAAAAATAAAGGCAAAATAAAAGGCGTAGATAAAACTAGAAAATAATGGCTAAATTAACTAATTACATACCTGAACCAGCGCAACAATATGATGTGGAGAATCAAAGACAAATTATTGAGTCGATGACAACAATGAAACAACAACTTAATTTTTCTTTTCAAGAAGATTTAAAAAATGAACAAGACGCTTTTAATTACTTTTTATCATGACAATACAATATAAAAACGCATCTAAGATATTAGACGGAACGGCTATGACAACTCTTTTAACTATATCTACGTCTGCTATAGCTATTGTAAAATCTGTATATGTATCTAATAACAGCACAGGAGCTGTGTTAGTTAATTGTGATTTAAGAGATTCATCTGCTAGTACAGATGTAGAATTTTTTAGAAAAGACATACCTGCTACAAGCACAGTCAACGCTACAGAACAGGGGTTGAATTTAGAAGCAGGAGATGCTATAAAAGCGCAAGCAGAAACAGCTAATAAACTTGAAGTAGTAGTTAGTTATGCGCTTATAAACAGAGAGAATGAAAACGGATAATATACATAAAATAGATTGCACAACAGTAACAATTTATAGAAACACAAAAACAGGCGAAACGTCTAAAGAGAAAGTAGAGGGTCCTGATATTGTAACCGATGTTACAGTTCACGTCTCACCGAAAGGATTAGATGTTTTCCAGAAAGTTATGAATGAAAATAAGAAACCAAAGCCCTAAAGGCGGAACTGAATTACAATTAGGTTTTCTACATCAATACGTAGATAAAAATTTATTAGATCAAGTACAAATTTGTACTAGCGTACCGGGTAAAGTTCCCATTGATCCTAATAAAC